TTCCAGAGTGGTAACCTGCTGAGTGACAAGCACAACGGCCGGCTCCACGCCCGCCCCCGGACGCTCAAGGGTCCGCGCCCCGTCGCCGGTAGCCTCGTCCTGTCGTCTGCGGACAAGGTGGCCCTGGACCTGTTCTACGAGCAGGCGACGGGCAACGGGGCACTGACGTTCTCTTGGCGCAACCCGCTCACGGATGAGTTTCCTGTCCGATTTAAGTTCACAGACGCGCCCAAGTTCACTAGTATGGGCGGGGACACCTTCCACGCCGCGCTCTCCCTCGAACTTCTTGCCTAACAGAGGACCACGCCGACCATGGCAAAGAACACTCAGCTCTCGGACACGACGGTCAACGCCCAGGGCGACGCGATGGCGCGCCTGTTGGACAACGGCTACATCAAGATCTATGACGGTTCGCAGCCGGCCAACGCCAACACCGCGGTGTCGACCCAGAACCTGCTGGCGACCCGCGCTTTGCGGCGACCTCGGCCCCGGCGACCCCGGCCGGTGTCATCACCTTCAACGCCATCTCGGCGGTCAACGCGGCCGCCACGGGCACCGCCAGTTGGTTCCGCTGCCTCAAGGCCGACGGCACCACCGCCGTGTTCGACGGCAGCATCGCCACGGCCAGCTCCAACATGAACTTCAACTCAGTGGCGATCCAGAGCGGGGCGCAGGTCAGCATCACCTCGTTCACGCACACCGTCGCTGAGGCCACCAGCGGCAGCTGACGGCCATGCCGCTCTCCGCCAAAGCCACCGCGGCGCTGTTCGCCCAGGAGACCGCCGAGGTCTTCCTGGTCCTCCTCACCGTTGAGCACCAGGACCTGGCTGAACCTATCCGGGTGGTCAACAACACGGAGGATGTCACCAGCCGCGAGCACTTGTTCGTGGGGTGGCCCTTCGAGGTCACCCTGCCTGACTCGGACCCACAGCAGGTCAGCCGCGCCACACTACGGATCGACAACGTGGACCGCCAGATCACGGCAGCCATCCGCAGTCTGACGTCCTCCCCGACCCTGACCTTCGAGGTCATCATGGCGAGCACCCCGGACGTGGTGGAGGTGAGCTTCGGAAACATGCAGCTGGAGAGTGTCCAGTACGACGCGCTCGAGATCAGCGGCGAGTTGACCTACGAGAACGTGCTGATCGAGCCCTACCCGGGCGACTCCTTCACCCCGCAAAACTTCCCGGGACTGTTTTGATGGCCCACAACACCACCGCCACCTGCTTGACCACCACGGGTCAGGCCCTCCCGGCCTGGGTGGCCGGCTACGTCGGCCTGCCCTACAAGAAGTTGGGCCGGTCGCGGCACGGGGTGGACTGCTGGGGTCTGGTGCGGCTCGTCCTCGTCGAACAGTTTGGCCAGGACTTGCCGGAGTACGGCGAGGTCGGCGAGGCCCCCACCCAGACCCGCAAGGCCATCAGCGACTTCATCGTCGCCAGGCGGGACGAGGGTTGGCAGGAGATCCCGGCGGGTGAGGAGCAGCCTGGCGACGTGGCCCTCCTGCGGGCCTTTGGCGTGCCGTTCCACGTCGGGGTGGTCCTGGGTGGCGGGCTCATGCTACACGCGGAGGCGGGTGCGGACTCGTGCTGGGACTCCTACCAAACTTCCTTCAAGTGGCACGACCGCGTGCTAGGGTTCTACCGCCATGCAGCCGCTTGAGGGAGAGATCCTGCCGCCGGTCCGGCTCGAGGGCCAGCTGGAGCCGTTCAGGTCCACGCCGACCCGCGTGCTGGTCACCGAGCGGTGGAGCATTGATGAACTGGTCGGGCACCTCGTGGAGACGGGCAAGCTCCACCCCGCGCTGATCACCTGCTGTCGGGTCTACGTCGGGGACGTCTTGATCCCGTACGAGGCCTGGGAGCGAGTGCGGCCGCGCAGCGGCGCCGTGGTCTACGTCAAGGTCATCCCGCAGGGAGGCGGTGGCGGGGGTGGCGGCAAGAGCCCGCTCCGCATCGTGGCCGCCCTGGCCCTCATGGTCGTGGCCTTCTACGCCGGCGCCGTCCTGGGCCCGTTGATGATGTCCTCCATGGGCTTCACCGCCTCAGCAACCGCCTTCACCGTAGGCACGACCGCCATCACGTACGGGGCCATCGGCACCGCCATCGTGGGCGGCCTGGTCTCGATCGTGGGCAACGCCCTCATCAACGCCCTGATCCCGACCCCGTCGTCCTCGATGAGCGGCGGGGGCTTCGCGGCCACGCCCCTGTCTCCGCCCAACCTGTCCATCACGGGAGCCCAGAACAAAGCCAATCCCTACGGACCAGTGCCCCGCCTGTTTGGCAAGCGCCAGCTGTTCCCACCGCTGGCGGCCAAGGCCTACACGCACGCCGAGGGCAATGACCAGTACCTGCGGATGGTCTTCACCTGTGGTTACGGGCCGCTGCAGCTCGAGAACATCTGCATCGGGCTCACCCCCATCACGGCCTTCGCTGACGTCGAGTACGAAGTGCGTCAGGGCTACGAGGCAGACGAGCCGTTGACGCTCTACACGCAGTCCGTCAACGAGGACTCGCTGTCCATCCTGCTAAAACAGTCGGGCGGGACGGCCATGCGGACGAGCCAACCGAACAGCTCAGAGCTGTCGGTGGACCTGACCTTCGAGCGGGGCCTCACACACTTCTTGCCCAGTGGCGGACGCGACTCGGTCTCCGTGGACGTGCTGATTGAGTACCGGCCCGTGGGAGGCTCCACCTGGACGGCGGCCACCACGCTCACGACCAAGGACAACTCGACCTCGGCGGTCCGGAACAACTACCAGTGGACCGTCGACAAGGGGCAATACGACGTCAGGCTGTCGCGCGTGACCGCCGACTCGACGGACTCGGCCATCGTCGACATGGTGACCTGGTCCGCGCTCAGGTCGGTCACGCCGGAGCACCCGATCGAGATGAAGGGCATCGCCCTCATCGCGGTCTACATCAAGGCCAACGACCAGCTGAACGGCGTCATCCAGCAGCTCAACTGCGTGGCTACCTCCATGCACCCCGTCTGGGACGGCGCCAGCTGGTCCGAGCCACAGGCCACCTGCAACCCCGCCTGGCACTTTTGCGACGTGTTACGGGGGAAGGCCAACAAGCGCCCGATCCTGGACAGCCGGCTAGACCTCGAGCGTCTTCTGGCCTGGGCGCTGGCGTGCGACACGGTCGCCCCGCAGGGCACTGGCCCGACCTGGACGTACAACGCGGTCCACGACCAGAAGAGCACGGTCTTCGAGATGCTCAAGCAGATCGCATCTGCCGGCAGGGCGGCCTTCACCATGCGGGACGGCAAGTACAGCGTCGTCCGCGACGTGCCGCAGGTCGTGCCGCGCCAGCACCTGACGCCGCGCAACTCCTGGGGGTTCAAGTCCACCAAGGTCTTCGTCACCCTGCCGCACGCCCTCCGCTGTAGGTTCATCAACCCCGAGGTCAACTGGCAGCTGGACGAGCGGATCGTCTACGTGGACGGCTACGACGAGACCACCGCCACGCTGTTCGAACAGCTGGACATGCTGTTCTATACGGACTCGGACATGGTCTGGCGGGAGGGCCGCTACCACCTCGCGGTCGCGCAGCTGCGGCCTGAGGTCTACGAGTTGTCGGTCGACGCCGAGGCCCTGGTCTCAGGGCAGGGGGACCTGGTCTACGCGGTGCACGACGTGCCGCAGTGGGGCGTGGGTAGTGCTCGGGTGGTTGACCTGCTGGTGGGTGAGGCCGGCTCCCTTGCCGCCGTGGTCCTCGACGACCTCATGGTCATGGACAAGGCCCAACGCTACGCGCTCAGGGCCCGCCTGGCCGATGGCACCAGCCTCCTGTTGCCCGTGGCCGAAGGAGATGGCTACGTCGACACCCTGGAGCTGTTGGAGCCCCTGCCCGCCGGCCACCCTGGCCCCCAGGTGGGCGACCTCCTGCAGTTTGGCCTACTCAACGTGGAAAGTGCCCCGTTGGTGGTCCAGTCACTAGTCCGGGCTAACGAGCTGGCCGCCACGCTCAAGTTTGTTGATGCTTCGCCGGAGATCCACGACTCCTACACGGGAGTGATCCCCAAGTTCAACACGCGACAGACCGTCACCAGGTTGCCACAGTTTACGCCGCCGGCGACCCCGGTGCTCTCTCAGGTTACTGACACCGTACTCAAGGTCGGTGGGAAGTTGGTTGAGCGTCTGTTGGTCACGTTGTCCCCAGGGCGTCCTGGTGAGGTGGCTACTGCTCGGCTGCAACTGCAGTATCAGGTTCCAGGCGCTCCTGCCTGGCGGAGCGTCTTCCACGATCCTTCGCAGCCGGTCTTTGAGCTTGATGACGTGGTCGTGGGTCAAAACTACAACCTCAGGGCCCGGGCCTTCAGTGAGCACAGCACGTCTAGCGACTGGGTCACCGCCAACTACACGCCGCTCGGGCTCAACTCCAACCCACTCGACGTCACTGGCCTCTCACTGCAGGTGCTGGGTTCAACCCTCACGGCCTCTTGGACCCAGACCGCCGAGGTCGACGTGGACCGAGCCGAGGTGCGGTTCTCACCGACGCTGAGCCCAGTCGCCTGGGAGAACATGGTTCCGATCGGGGCCAACGGTGGCAAGGTTCAACAGCCGCTGACGTCAGTCGTCCTGCCTGCCATGAGCGGCACTTATGCGGTGAAGTGGGTGGACATCGGCGGCCGCTATTCGACCAACGCCGAGATGGCGGTGACTTCAGTGCCGGCGCTCACCACCTTCACGCTCTTGACCGTGATTGAGAGTCCAACCTTCAGTGGTACAAAGACCAACTGCTCGGTGGTGGCGGGAGAGCTGCGGCTCATCGACCAGACCCAGGTCGGGATCTATGAGTTTGCCTCGTACTTTGACTTGACCGCCGTTGGCACTGCGCGCTTGATGGCGTCCCTGGGAGCCTATGGCCTTGCCGCGACGGACGTGGTAGACAACTGGGGAAACGTGGACGCGGTCCCAAATTGGGACGGCATGCCGCAGACCGGCTGGAACCTCACGCTCGAGGTCTCGACCACACAAGATGACCCGGCGGGCGGTCCTACCTGGAGCCCCTGGCAGGCCCTGGTGGCAGGCGACTACACCGCCAGGGCCTTCAAGTGGCGGTTGGTCTTAAGCGGGAACGGTGAGGTTGGCCCGTCCGTACAACAGTTGGAGGTGGACGTCAGCGCACTTAACAGGACTGAGGAGACCGTGGGTACCACCACCAGCGCCGGAGGCTTGGCGACGGTGACCTACGCGCGAGCGTTCAAGTTGGCCCCGTCGGTCGGGATCACGGCCCATGACCTCCAGACCGGCGACTACTTTACCTTCACGGCAAAGTCCACCACCGGGTTCAGCGTCCAGTTCTACAACTCTGCCGGAGCTGGCGTCCAACGGACGTTTGACTCGCTCTCATCTGGTTTTGGCGCCGTCTCATGAGGAAGTAACATGTCGCAGATCAACACGACCAACATGCCGGGCGGTCAGATCC